AACAAATTCCTTGGTTACATTTTTCTAGCGGAATAGTTACAGATAGTTTCGCTACTAAATATGATCAAGAAGTTAGACGTAAGTTGAGTTGGGTTCTGTTTGAAACCACAGAGTTGTGTAAAACACTTTACGAATTTCAACACCTAACTTATACCGATCGTGTTACAACACCAAAATACATGATACCATTAGTTATAAATATGTTAGCTAGAGATAAAATGCTTTCTGATCCTCAAAAGGACGCGGTTCGTGCGTTAATTATTGATGGAAAAAGTATTGATGCTTTAGAAGAACATATGGCTATGATTAATCAAGCAAGGTCTGGGTATAAAATTATTGGATGCTATGCTATAGTTGCCGCTCTTACAGCAGCTATTGCAGGTGTTTTTCTTAGTTTTGGATTTCAAGGTTATTTTTCAGGTCAATCTGCTAAGTACGAAAGACAGAGAGATCAATTGAAACAATATGCTAAAGCTAAAAAGAACAACCGAGCAGCCGGTCGTTTTGTACCACAAGGACGAGAAACTGATTTACCAACCATGAGCGAAAATGATCCACAAGCTTCCGATCTTGGAAGAATAATTCTTACTAAAAATTTACGAATTGTGGAAATTGTCGATCCTGTGAAGGAAAGATCAGTTAATACTTGGATAACAATGATGAAAGGAAATATGGGAGTTGGTGTGTTACATGTTCTTGAAGATTTGCCTACAGCTAGTTATGCAAAATTTTGGACCGGAGAAGGTGAAACTGAATTTATGAGAATACCTATTGTTTCCATTAAAAAGGAACCAGATAGGGATATTGCCATTTATACTTTCAAGTTGCTAGATCCTGTTCGAGACATTACAAAACATCTTCGAGATAAACCGATTACAGATAAGCTTAAAGGAATTGCACGATTGTCTTATGATACTGGTCGGGATACCGTAACATTGGGTAATTATGTAGAACCATTTGGTGGAGTTTCAGAATATGAAACCGGACAGCGAGTCCGGGATGTTTTAAGAGTTAATGGTTTTCCTAATCAGGCTTCTGATTGTGGAAAACCATATCTTGTATTTAATACACACGTAGACCGGAAATTAATTGGTATTCATATAGCTGGAAACGGATCGGATGCATTAGTTGCACCGTTGTACGCTTCTGACTTTATGTCTGAACCAGATATTTGTATTAATGAGTCTGAAAAATTGTTTGTGAAACAAGGGTTAGATTCAAAAATTAAAATTGATATTCCCGAGCTACGTGAACATCTTCCCAATATGAAACATGCTTACACATGTAATCGTTCACCACCTCAACCTATGCATACAGCATTGGAGAAAACTGTGATAACTACAGGTTGTCATGCTACTATAGATGAAAAGGTCTGTTGGTTGCAGCCTCCTTGGCCTGTGACTGAGAAACCAGCTAAATTACGTCCATTTGATACTGAAAATGGTCGGATTAATCCTCATGAAGTAGCGTATCGACACCTGAAGGGTCATACTACTCCTTTGCCTCCACCAGAGTTGGATTTGCCCTCAATGTATGATGGGTGTTTTTCAAAAAACATCGATCATCATTGGGTGCGAATGCTTACAATAGAAGAGGCGGTGTTTGGGGTTCCAGAACTCAATATACCGTCTATTGATATAACAACTTCACCAGGTTTTCCGTGGATTCTTGAAACGGTCAAACGAAAGAATTTGATTGATAAGGATAAGAGATGGATTCATCCAGATCTTATAAATGAAGTCAATTTCCTTGTAAGTGAAGCAGAAGCGGGTAGAGTAGTTCCTCATGTTACAACTCATTGTTTAAAAGATGAGCCTCGTGATATTGAGAAATCAGATTTAGGCCAGACTAGAGCATTTCAAATTGGTTCGTTACAACATTTGATATTTCATCGAATGAGTACCGGTTTTTGGGTTTTTCAAACAGAACATGATCAAGATTCTGATATCTCGGTTGGTTTGAATGTATATTCGACCGATTGGGATAAACATTACGCTGAAATTACTAAATTTGAGAAAGATCCTAAAAATGCTGAAATAAAGGCTGAAGATTGCAGAGGTTGGGATTTACGATATCCTCCGTGGTTTGCTTATTATGTTTGGATGATAGCTTGTATGGTTTACAACATCAAGCCTAAATCGAAGCATGGATTGTGTTTCCTTGCCTCTTGTATTCAAACTTTCTATGGGTATGTTCTTATGCCTAATGGAAAATTGCACGCTGCGTTTTATATGAAATCAGGAACCTTTCTGACTTCTTTCCTAAACTCTGTGTTTAACTCTGTCCGTGAGCGTTGTATGTTTTTGCGACTCTGTATGCGACAAAATTTATTATTGAAATTTGATGATTACATATCTCAAAAGAAATTTGGAGATGACGGATGTGCTGGAGTTCATCCAGACATTCGACATTGGTATAATTGTAAAACAGTGGCAGCTATGGCAAAGCAAATGTTTAACCAAGAACACACCGCAC